TAACCAGCTCTGGCTTTACGGCATCCGCCATTCGGACAACAGACACCATCGTAACCTAACATGGCCCTCACGTTCGACCACTCCACCAGTCTGATCGGCGTACCGCAGCTAGACGCGCAACCGCTACTGATTCAAACGCTGGTCAATGCGATCCGCGAAGAAGAAGCCAGCGAACGCGGCATGGTGCACGATCAGATTCTCGATGCGTCAGGTAAGAACGACCTCGGCGGGGGTGTCTATACCGGCATCACCGCTGCCCTGCGTGGAACGTGGAAGCTCAATTTCGCAACGGGCAGCTATCAGGCCGCGATTGACGGCGGCAACCTAGCGGACGCGCTGGATCGAGTAAATAACACTGGCAGCCCTCAAGTGCTGCTGCGTTCGTCTGCTGCGGCGACTATCGTGGCAACAGGCTCCGGCGTGCTGCCGAGTGACGTGACTGATATTTCCGCCGCCATCTTCGCGCAGGCGCAGGTGACGCCGATCCATTCCGATGGGCTTACACTACCACAATTCTTAGCACTAAAAGATTGATACAATAATTAAATAAAATGAACAGAAAATAAAAAGCCACTCTTTTTACAGGGTGGCTTTTTTATATCTAATGAATTACTATTGCACTTCTCTTTTGTAGCTCATTCAGTAATAGATGGAATAGAATAATTATATCTTCCTCAAGATAATATCCATCTAAACCAATTCCACAGTAAGCTGCTACTGCGCCGGCCATTATACCCATATCTAACTGGCCATTAGTTTGTTCCAGTTTAGATAGTTCAGCTAGAAGAAGCGGATGCTTTTTTACTTCTTCATTGAGAGCTAATACAACTGGAGGGAACATTTCTACTATCATCCTTTATTCCCCTTTTTCTATTTTATGTAACCATTGATGGATTCTTTCCGCATGCTCTGCCTGAGCAATTGCATCTTGTAGTGCATTATGTTTTACTTTAGGTGGGATATAGGGTACTTGAGGAAACAGATTCTTCAATGTTCTATAGCATCTGCTATCTGTGTATTTCCACGGTTGCCTGATGCCGCATTTGTTATAGGCTTCGGATAGCAAAACATTGTCGAAGTCTGCACCGTTTCCCCAAAGTGCAGGTGCTAATGGGAGCTGAGAGCAGTATTCTGAGAAATCATTTAGCACATTAATAAGACTTGTAGTTCCTCCAAATGCTTCATCATATGCTTCTTTGCTCTGCCTTTCCCACCATCTAATTGTACTCTCATCTGTTGTTAATCCAGCATCTAAGCAAGAACTAGAAGAGATACGTGCATAGAATGGCTCAATTGCATATACTGTATTAAAAGGCACAGCGGCAAGTGATAGGATGACTGAGCCAGGCCGCGTCCCAAGAGTCTCAAGATCTACCATAAGATCAATCATTTACTTCCTCTCTTTCTACTTCAATGTAGTCATACGCATTATGTGAGATTACTGCTTCTAGCCTGCGTGTATCTTTGTTTTGAATTACAACTAAACCATTCATTACGTGGAGTGTGTATAACTCAGAACTATATTGTTTAACTACCACTCCTTGCTTACATACATTATAGTATTCAAGTATCTTAGCCATTATCTTGTCTTAACTCCTTGCGCTTGTTTGTCATTATTATATGAGCCGCGAGTTGCATAAGACTTATCCAGCGGCACTTCTCTGTGGTGATAGAATATAATCTGTCCAATCTTATCACCATTAGTAAGTACAATACGATGACGGTTGGTTACATTCTTAAGCTCAAGAGTAAGAACTGAGCCATTCCATCCAGCATCGCACCATCCTGCATTAAGATGATCTAGCCCTAGACGTGCCATACTTGATTTAAGTTTATACTCTGCACTGATGTCATTAGGTAGGTGGAAAATTTCACGCGTGTGAGCTAGAAGAAATTCGCCGGGGGCCATCACATACTTCCCATCATTCTCAAGCACTAATTTCTCATGAGAAAGCGCAGATTTCTTATTGAGATATTTAAGATTATCTGGGCCAAATCCTACATCACCCTCAAGAAGAAGCACTGGCCCTAGGTGCAAATCAAGTGATGCAGAATTTACACATTCATAATCTGCATTTTCAATTACACCATCCTCAATTAGCTCAAGTATCTCAATATACGAGAGAATAGTCATGATATAAATATCCTTTCCTCTTTCGTTAGTAAAGTAAAATCTACAAAATCTGTACTTAATTCCTCTAGTACTTTTCTCTTCGGAAGAAATCCTCCTTTAGTTGAGATTACTTTATCTGCGATTGTTAGGTTTGCCAGTAGATCTTTTAGCACACCTATATCTTCTAAATCATTGTGAACATTTTTCCATATTGATTTTAATGTTACTGGTTCATAGGCAGCTTCAAGCAGTGATATTACCTTGTGAGCAACATCACTATTTCTTGCTTTCCCAAATTCTCCTAGTGCTTTTGGCATTAGATGTTCTGCATGTGTAAGAATTGTATTTGCATATATTACATCAGTCTCTTCGATTGTATTCCTTAAAGCTGATGCGCTGCATAGAAGACACAGTTTAAGTAATTGAGAAAATCTTCTATTGCCATATGATTCAAATCTAACATCCTCTATGCCGCGCCATGATTTATAAATTGCATCTAGTATTTTTCTAGCATCTACTGACAGTATTGCATTACCAGAGGCAACTTGACGAATAGCATGTAGAATGTCTATTAGTAATCTTTCTGTATCTTGTGAAGGAGGCTCTGGAAATGTAATTCGTTTATCAGTTTTTTCGCCGTGAATAAGAATCAGCCTACTGAAAATGCCTTGGCCAATTGCTTCTGCTGGAAATGCTAATGAGAAACCTGTTGCTGTATTACCTGCTAAAATTGAAACTGTTGGATCAATTATTGATAATGATTTAGAGTTTTTCTTTCTATCTTCAAACTTACCTGAGTAATCCCATAGTGTGCCAAGTAGAGAAAGAAATTCTATATTACCATTACCAATAAATACATTGAATTCATCAGCTGCAACTAGAAGTTCTGATATATGATCGGTGTCACCAAAAAGATTTTGTTCCATTAAATCTTTAGTATCCTCAATGGAACCTTCTCCTGCTAAATCCATTAAGAATTTCTCTTTGGTACTTCTCTCTGCTGCTATTGAATCATATCCAGCTTTTCTTAGTAGGTTAGCTGCTATCTTAATTGCAGTAGATTTACGTGAACCTGCGCCTCCCATCAGCATAACATATAAGTTAGAAGCTACTATAAAATGCCCATGCTGAAACGTGTATCGGCGGCCAAGCCAAGCACCAAGAATCGCAAGGCAAGACCACCGATGAAAAGTTGTAGGAGATTCAGATTCACCTATGTATGCTAAATAGGATGAAATGAAATCTTCTCTCATTTTAATTCATTCTGTGAGTTTCCACCGTGTCATTTATAGTACCTCGCAAGTAGAGCAAGAAGCTCTTTGAGTAGTTCGTTCTTACCCCACGAATTCTTGCGTTCAATGATTTCAATTAGCTCCTGAATAATATTCATTTCGATTCCTCCATTATCTTGTCGATAGCAGTAATCCATTCTTCGTAAGTCATTATTGGATGCACAAGCTGTTCCATCTGCTTGCTGTAGCAGTATTCCAGCCGCTTTGCGTTCTTCTCAATGTGCATCACCGGCTCCTGTTTCGCCAGTTCTGCAACTAAGCGACGGGCGAATTCCTTGCCAAGTGCTCCTGTAACCGCTGCCCAACCTTCACTATCAAGTTCATGCACCACTTTTAGCGCGATGTCGTCGATGTTCATGTCATTCTCCTGTTACTAATTCTTTATTCTGTATTCCCCCAATTAATACTTCCTTCATTATCTGCTCCCGCTTTAAGAGCGGCAGGTACAACAAACTCTCTAGTTTTTCCATCGTACCCTTTGATACTGACACTGATTTCCATACATTGTTTGACTTTTTCTGCCAGATACCTATGACCTTCCCTAAATTCGAATAGTATCGAATCATGAATTTGGGCGAGGAGCTTAAAATTATGTCTGTGCTCGGGATGGATTGCGATTTCATAGAATACTTTCATGAAAGCCTTATTGAGAGTCATCGCATTAAGCGATTGCGGAGGATGTGCTACATAGGCATTGAGAGCAGACTTAGACTTACTAGGATCATCGAAACAATAACGAGTCCACCCGTTACTAGATGCTTGGTATTCACAACTGTGAGTGGCAGTGGAGTGTAATCTCTTACTGGTAGTGACTTCATGGATAACTCCTGGATAATAGATTTTAGAAATAGCTGGATATGTTTTATGAAACTGAGCTAATAGATACTCAGCAATTTGTTTATAACTCCACAGTCTTGGGAGTTTTAGAATCTTTGCAGCCTGTGCAATCTTATCTTCTCCCATTGTTTCTACTAAGACATTCGGCCCCATGTTATAATTGGCACCATGGTTTACTTTCTTTGCCAGATCTCTTAGGGGCTTGTCTTTTGTTTTTCCTTTTGCATCATCGTAGATGCTATTGTAAGGTACTCCAAAAAACGCCGAGGCGTTGAGAGAGTGAAAATCTTTATCGCCTGAGACTGATTTAATGAGATTTTCATCCCCTGCAATATAGGCAGTACATCTGGATTCAGCTTGTTCGAGATCGCATTCTGCGATGCGGAATCCATCATCTGCAATAAAAGTTCGCTTAACAACAGACCCTCTTGGAATATTTTGTATTTGGAGTCCGCACCAAAAATGATGCTCTTTACTAGCAAGCCGTCCGGTGTCGGTTCCATGCGGATTAAGAGAATATAAGATTCTTCCTTTGTATTCTTTTCCTGGGGTGAGGTAGGTGCTGACAAGTTTTCTCTCCTTACGAATCTCTAATACTTGGTTAATAATGTGAGCATTGAGAGGATGGCGCAGCTTTGCTTTTGCTAGATTCTTTGCATCTGCTGATTCTAAATCTTTGCATCCAAGTATTGCCAGTAACTCTTTCATCTGCACAGGACTATTTACATTGAATGATGCTACACCTAACTGCTTAGAAAGAGAAGCATTTTTGGATGCAATTGATGATTCTACTTCTTTACATTGGATACTCAATGAGGGTACATCTCTTTTTATGCCAGTCATCTCTGCCATGTGGCAAGGAAATAACAGAGGGAATTCATTTGCATAATTATCTAGCGCCCACTGCGGCATTTCTGCCATCATACTTAGCCATACGCAGGCAGTAGCATAAGTATCTTTTGCATTGTAAAGATAGTATTGTTGCAAGTCTGATGTCTCTGCCAAGTCCTTCCAATACATAGACTCTCTTACGCAGAAGCTATTTAACGAGGCAAGGTCTTTTGGGAGTTCTGAATACCAACTGTGAAAGAGAGTGGCTGTGTCCCAAAGATAGTTGTAGAGAACTGCGTTGTACATTGATAGGTATGAACAATCGTACTTTCCATTTTGTAGGAGCTTAGGTGCTTGCAATTCATAGTTGAACTTTCGAATCCAAGTAAGATTGAAGGTTGAATCACACGGAATGACAGTAGAATGAAAAGAGCCGTCAAGAAAGACAGCAGTATAACCGACGCAACGAATGCTGAGAGGATCAGAAAATGTTTCAATATCGACTGCAATAGCATACGCATTTTGGTATCTCCTAAATATATCTTCTATGTTAGATGGTTCAGCTAATGTCCAATTGAATGGTTGGTATTGTTTCCAGTCTTTTCTTTTAATGAGTTTGCTTATGTAACGAGATGCAAGAAAGCCTCCGTATGGTACAGTAATAAGATGCTCAAGGGGATGGAGGAATACTATCTCTCTGTTATTAGATGTGAATAGAGAACCAGCATAGTTATCAATGGATGGTTTGCGGCGGCCAGTTGTCTGAACTAATTTATGAAGCAATGCTGGAGAAGTGGTGATGATTGCATCTGCATTTTTAGATTCTGCAATCTTAGATAGTTCATATAATGTGGATGGAGTTTCCAGTATTACTGCACAAGACGCGGTGCCAATGTGAGGCTTTAGGCGCGGCAGGTATACCTTATCTTGTGGAGTACCTACGAATAGAAGGCGCTTAGTATTTTCCATGAGTTAATTACATCTTTTCTTCAAATGCAACTTCTTCATCTGGTGACATTAGATCATTTTCATAGCGATAAATCTCTGCTTGTTTGACTTCTTCTGGTGTGCAGAGATGCGGATTAGTCATCCATAATTCATATGCAGCAGCCCGCTGCTCTTCTTTGCTCATGGCACTAGAATCATCAAAGCCTAATTTATCTGATACAGTAACTCTTGGACTTGGGGTGTATTGAGGCTTCACTGCGCCTAGATCATTCTTAACTAAGAATAGTTTTAATTCTTTAATTGTTTTATTTTTAATTGGTTCTGTCTCTGCGCGGTTATCATTCTCACAGAGGGAAAGAAAGTAATGTATCTGCTGCAATGTCATGTATGGTCTGTATTTCATTTTAGTTTATTCTCCATTTACACTCAAAGAAAAACCTTCAGAATCCTTATGAGAAACTGAAGGTTCTTGATTCAGTGTAATTAGTTACACAATGATACGCGTTACGTCAGTATAAGATTGTGTCTTATCCTTGTTTTGACGCACCTTGCAAACCGCTTGTACTTCCATTCCCTTCGCAGCTTCCACTGTTTCGGAAATCTTATTGGTGCCAAGTGCACCTGCAAGAGTCTTAACAATTGACTTGAATTTACCTTGACCGAATTCATTGTCAAGCATAAAGAGAACAGAAGATTCAGCACCAGCTTCCAGCGGAGTATCGGCGGCAGGATTAGCCAGCTCAATAGTTTCAATTGCTTTCATCTTCATTTCAACGCAAGGATGCTTGTTAACTTCCTTGGATTCAAAGTCAATGATAACCTTATGAACGCCATTAGGAAATACTGCAAACTCCGGAAGATCAGCCAGATCATCAATGGAAGAATCAAGGATGGAATCAAGATTAGTTTCAGACATTTTGTATTACCTTTCAGATTAAGATGATGATGATTGTGAATGAATGAATGTTAAGAATGCACTTCTACGAAGTGTTGCTGCTTATCCAAATCATCTGCCACTAGCCTTGCATAACCTGCAATGTCGTGCCAAGAATCAGAGTAATCTGGATCACCATTCAAAATGCGCCCGATCTTATGAGCAATCATTTCGAGTGATTCTTTTTGAGAGTCTGATAGTTGCTTCCATTTTGAAGAACCTACCATTACTCTCTTAAGTTCTTGTGTGAGAAAAGCATGAAAGGAAAACTCACCATATCTTACTCCCCTCGCTGCTAACATATCTGTCAATGTATCAGTCATTTCTTTTGTAATCCTTCTTTGAGAGAGTTAAGTGCAGTTTGCCCAGGAGATATTGGCTTAGGTGTTGCTGATTGCCTCTGAGAAAAGATTGCAAATAGATCAGGATTTGCCAGTGATTCCATTACAACATCAGTTCGACTGCCAGTCAGAATATTGTTAGCATATGTTGTGCTGGATGCGGAGATATGCTTGCGGTTTTTTAGTTCGCAATAAATTACATGGTCAAAGTATTTAGCAGTATTACGAGAAGACTTAGAAGAACCACAGACAGGAACAATCTTTTTGCGACCATCTTCCATCTCCACTTCTTCTTCGTGAGAGATACAAACTATATTGTATCTAGCTTGCTGCACTTGTGAGAGGAATTTCTCAACAACAGCGCGTAGATTTCCCCAATCTGAGAAGTCCATTTTGTAATCATCAGGTTGGTTCTTTGTAATGAATGCAATTGCGCTATTGGAGAGTTGAGACAATGAATCAATTACAACTACAGTATCAGATTCTAATTCTTTGAGATATACTGTTGTGGAATTGGCTTCATAGTCAGGAGTCTTTGCACAGATTGGACAGGCCACCTTGCCATGCTCGTCGCAAATTGTAACTTTGCTTCCAGTAATAACCTTGAGCATCGTCTCAATCGCAATGGGAAAAGTTTTTGAATCTGGTATACGGATAAGCTC